GGATCTGGGTGACCTCGGAATACGCCCGCTGGACGGCCGTCCGGATGTCCCGCTGTTCGGCATCCTGGGGACCGCCAAAAGAGGAGGTGATTAGATGCTCAACCGCGTCGAAATAGGTCAGATACGGCATGGGGGGCTCCTGAGAACTATTGCCCCGCAGCCATGACTAGAAAAGCGGCCAAAACCGCCGCCAAGATGAACCCGGCGGCGGCCATGGCCAGCAAGTAGCAACGGATCACTCTTCCCGCACCAGGGTCACCCCAAACTCTGGGGCTGCCGGGGGCAGGGTGTCGGCGGCGGTAAAGGAAAGCTCGGCCGGTGCAGAGACGTTCCCGGCGTCATCGGTGTCGGTCAGCACCAAGACCACCAGATCGCCTTCCTTGGCAGCAACCTCGCCCAGGTCCGTGGCCCCCGCGGTGTAGGACTTGGTGTCAGCCACCTCACCGTTGATGGTCACGGTCAGGGTGCGGGCAACAACGTCCTTGTCAACTGGCGGGGCGGCAGAAACGGCATAAAACAGCATGTCAATCCTCTTGGTTAGGCGGCAACGGAACCCACAGGGCCTCACCAGCCTGAAACTCAGCCGCCGGATGGCGCGCTCCACGCCGGTAAATGGCCACATACTAACTATTGCCCAGGCAGGGCCGGTTGCAGAACCGAGAAGGCCAGCTCTGCTGCCTATGGGGCCCTGTGACGCGACGTTCGCTCAAGAGCGCAACTAGTCGGAAATCCCTACGAGTTGCTCTGTCTGATTTCAGTACGGCACAATGCCGCATGTGCGGAGTGTGCAAAAACTGTCACTTTTCGCCAGTTTTGTTTGGCTTGTGTATCAAAAGTGACACACAACGCTAATGCTCCAGGAGTTCCTCTGGGATCATCCGGCGAATCTCCTCCGCTAGTTCCCGCTGCTCTGCCGTTGGGCTGCCATGCTTGAGCAGCGAGCGGCAATGCTGGTCAATCTCCCAGAGCGTTGACAGAGCCTCGCCGCCCAGCCTCGCGGCATCGTACTCGCTCTGTTCGTCGGGCAATCGGTAGCGGAGCGTGACGGTCGGCATGGCTCAGATTCTACCGCCCTGTCCATCGGGCGCAATGCTGTTTTGCGGCCTGTTTGCTGGCCGTTACGGAACCTATGCTGTGCAACGTCTCTGGCATAGGTTCCGTAACAGGCGTGGCCGGTTGTTTGGCCGGTATCGCAAACTGCGATTGCCGTACTCTGGTGCAAGAGCGTCAGTGCGGGCAACTCGGACACGGCGTAACGGCCCGCACCGTCTGCAAACCGGCCGCGTCTAGGCTGGCGTCAAAAGACCACGCCTGCCCAGAAACCTGAGTCACGTTTGAATTCTGCAATCCATCATCGCTCCATCGCCAAAACATCACGCCGGGAAGATTCGGCAATGCCGCCGACATTGCGGCGACCATTTCATCTGTCGCCAACGTGCAGAGAGCCCGGTGGGATGCAGGTCGCTGGCCGTCGCCAGACAGTTCAATCCGGAAGTGCGGCCCTGTGCATGACGGGTCCGGCTCAACGCTAGCCGCGAGCGACTCGGCCGCCTGCAAGGCGGATGCAGGAACGACAATCGCTACCCTGAACGACCAAGTCACGCGATCCCCCATTTCGATACAAGGTAGTTTGTGATCGTCGCGCGGTCTGCGTCCGAAACAGCCGCCGCGTAAAGCAAAACCTCGCACACAACTCCAGGGTAGTAGAACGCCGCAGCAGATTCATTGCCGTTGCCGCCAATGCTTGCGAAACTTCCCCAAGAGACGGCGCTGCCGGTTTTTGTAGTCGCCAGCGTGTCCTTAAACCAGAATCGCCAGTCGGCAGAGCGGGACATAACAACCCCAACGTGCGTCGATGTAAATGGCGGGTCGTATGAAAAACTGAATCGCGTGTCCCTGCCGAATGAGGAATAGTGATCAAAACCTCCGCACGGATAATGGTCGGCATCAACAGTGTCTCCGAACTTCGCCAGCGGGTGGCCGATGCAGGCGTCCTCCCCAAGATCGCCGCGACAAACGTAGAACGCCGTGCCAGCGGCACTTCCTGCGAGCGGATTCGCCGCAAACTTCAAACACTGCAACGAATCATTGTCGAACGAAAGAGACGCCTTGCCGTTGGTGGAGGCTGTGGCGAGTGTGGGTTTGAGCGAAGTTGAGCCTGACTGCGTGGCGTGATTTCCCGTGCCGCTCTTGTCCTGCCAGTAACCAACTGGATCGTCGCCTCCAACCGCCCCCGTGCCGTTGGAGTTCTGAAACAGTGTGGCGAGGTCGCTGGCGTCGTACCAGCCCACAAGACCCGCAACGGAGGACGGCGAGAAGGGAGGCGCAGAAGCCTGCCGTCGGGCGAGTGGGCGCAACAGTCGCGGATTCATCGGCATCGAACGGCTCTCTCTAAGGTGAAGAGCGTCACACCACCGGATCGGGCGGGAGCAATGCCACCGCCTCCGACCAGGGCAGCACTTCAACCGCCTGCCCCAGCACGGCCTTATCCGCTGCGGCCCACATTGCCTCCAGCAATCCGCCCGGCCCGATCTCTGTGAGAACGTCCGCGTACAGCATGAGCCGCCCATCGGTCAGCGTGCGAGGAAAGGGCACGCAGTTGGGCGAGCCGTATTGCGCGTGCAGTTCCGCGAGCCTGCCAGCCAGCGCGGGCGTGAAGACGAGGGCCAGCCCGCGAGCGTCGGCAAGGCTGATCGGGAGCGTCAGTTCAGAAAGCGTCATACGTTGCGTCCCAGCGCCGCCATGAATGTGTTCATCGCATTGGTGTATCGGGTGACTTCAGTGGCGTTCAGAGATCGCCCAATCGAATACGACCCAAGCGCACCAGAGAAATAAAGCGTCGGGCTGTATGAGCCAGCCGTCGGCGGCGTGCCCGTTACAAGATTGCGGGCGAACACGGTGAAAGGAATGCTCGTTGCGACGGGCGTGATAGAGGAGGTTAGTTCGCTGCCTGCTACGCCATTGTGATAGGTAAACATCGACGATGCCGACGAACGGCTGCCGACCTGCAATGCCGGATACGTTGGAGACGACGGGCCAGCCTGCCCGGTTTCGCGCCCAAACGTGAAATTGTTTGGCACCATCTCGTACCGATGCCGATCCGCCGCAGTGGTCGAATGAAACGAATAACTGGAAATCATGGCGTTGTTATTCGGCGTCGTCCGAACATACACAGACAAATGCCCGTCTGTTTCGATGCCTGCGGGCAGTTGATCCAGCCTGAGGCCGGTCTGTAGGTATTTACTGCTCCCGTTGCCGGTGAGTCCCGTCGCCAGCGTGTAGTCGCCACTGACAAACGGCCCGGCGGATACATTTGCGTCCGTCGTAAGTCCGTACTGCGCTCCGCTCAGGCTCGCGCCCCGAAACAGCGGCACCAGCACGGCCGACAGGTTGTCGCCCGCAAAAACATTCAAACGCAGAAAGCGACTGCGTATACCGGCGCTGTCGATTGCTCGGCACAGGTCGGAAACGGCCTTCAGTGTCGCGGCCGAGACTGTGCCGCCGTTATCGACGACGCGAGTACGCCACGACGCAGCCTCCGGGTGGAGGCCAGATGAGCGGGGGCGAAGCAGTCTCGGGCTCATCGGGGACATAGGTGCGCTCTTGTGGTGAGAGAGAGACTAGCCCTTCAGCGTGACAGTCATGGCGCAGGTTGTGGCGCCGACGATCACCGGGGCGATGTAGGGGAAGCCAAAGCAGGCATCCGGAATCGGGTGGGCTCCATCGGTTACGGCCGTGGTCACAGCAGAGCCGTCTGATCGAATCTGGAGCGGGGTGCTTTCCGGACCAATGGAGGCATGCCAGTTGATCTGCGTGGCACTGTTGGTGGCGCCGATCAAAACACCGCCGCCGGCCCAGCGGTCAAACGGAAACCTGGGTGTGAGGGTGTTTGCAGAGGAGCCGGCCGTGATCACGGCGGTGGTGGAAAAGCGTTCAATACTGGCGGTCATACGTTTCTTCCTTTCGGTCGGTAGGCGTGTTTCTCAATGATTCGTTCGCGGACCTCGCCGGCCTTTGCACCGGGGCGCCGCTTCATCTCCGTCGCCACCTCGCGGCGGAGGATCTTTTCGTTCATCAGCTTGCGTTTCGGGGGATCCACAGAGCCAGGGTCATATTGTACTGAACCTTTGACCACCAGTCTACGCTTCTGGGCTACACGCAGGACATCGTCCGACGAGGACACCCAGGCTTCTGGATCCCTCCACGCACGCTTGTCCGCGATGCCGCCGCAGTAGTATTTGCCCGATATGTTTATCCCGGCCGCCTTGGCCTCTTTGACCATCCACTGAGCCGAGAGCTTCGGCATGCTATCCAGTTGCTGGTTGTTGTAGCGGCCTTCCATGAATGCCCTGTCCGTACCCCTTGTTCCGGGGGCGATCTGGAGGGCGCACATTTCCGCCCAACGCTCTCCATGGGGGAGAGCCTTCTTGTACGTCTCAACGGCCTCGTGGCCGGCGTCTCGGATCTGGCGAGGGATATCCATGTTATTGCGGCGGGGGTGCTTGCTCCTGCGGAGGCTCTTCTGGAGGCTGGCCCTCTTGGCCAGGAGGCCCGCCCGGGGGTTGCTGTGGCGGCGGAGGCGGGGGCGGAACCATGTAGCGAGTGACATCCACTTGCATGGCCTTGCCCCAATCCTCCAAGAGGGCATTGAACAGTTCCGGCCTGCCGGCCTGGAGCAAGCCCTGCGAGATCGGAGCCAAAATCTGCATGGCCTGCGTGATGTTCTCAATGCGGGTTGCGATGTTCGGCTTGCGAGCGCTGCCAGCCTCAACGCGGTAGTCGTACTCTCTGACAATCGCATCCGGAGACTCGCCCTGGACATGCATCCGCCACGCTTGCGCAGCCATCGGTCCCAAGACCGGCGCAACATCTTGCGGATAGATCAACCACCGCGCAAGCAATGCTTCCTTGCGGGCGACCTCGGACAATGCGTCTTCCAGAATATTTGCATAATCGTCCGGGCGCACACTGATCTGTTCAGCCTTCACCTGCGCTTCTGCAGCCGACCGGAACTGATTTCTGGTCATGCCGTACAACAGTTCAGTAAGGCCCACGCGCCGGTCGAAGAGGGCCGTCACCTCGGCAATGATGTTGTACATGTCCTGGGTGACACCAGGAACTTGGAACACGCTGATGACATCGTTCACGCTCCGGCCAACGGCTTCGGAGATTTCAATGATGTTGAATCCCTTCTCGCCCTTGTCCAGGATCTTCGCCTTCAGGTCTGGGTCCGCGCTCTTTGCCACGCCGATCAGCGTTTGCGAAGACACTGCAATCCTGGTGGCAAGGAAGGACATCGCCCAATTGATGAACCGCAATTCCCCAATACCAGGGCGAATCAGCGAGATCGGCCAAGAGTAGCCCGGCTTGCCGTGCCACGCGAGCAACGTAAACGGCCAGCCCGCCGGTTCCGCCCAAAATGGAATGGGCCACTGGGCCCGCATGAACATCTCCTGCGGGATGCCAGTCTCGTCTACTTCTTCTTGGAGAAGGGCAGGGGGGAGGTTCAATGGGAAGTCCACGCCCTCTGCGACAACGATGTAGCAGTTCACGCCAAGCGCATCGAACTTGCCCCTGAGATCCTTGTCGGCGTCCTTTAGCCGATCACCAAACCCAGTCTTGGAATAAATCTCCCAGTAGCAGATCAGGTCGTTGGTCTTGCCGTTCTTCTTGCGGAACTCATACCCGCGTTCATTTTCATCTGCGCGGGACGAGTAGGATTCGATGTGGCCCTTCAGATCCTCGCGGGTCAGGCCGAACTTCGCAGCCACTTCGTCCACCGGCTGGACACGTTTGCGCGCAGCCCAGCGGATGTCCTCAAACTCGTCGGCGTCCGGATCCCACACCAGATTGTCTACGGAGTCATAGAAGGAGCCGGCCATCTTCACCGAAGACCCCGGCGGCTGGTACAGCTCATGCCACCACACGCCAGCGCCTTTGATGAACGCCTCTTCCACCACCTTGCGGGAATGCTTCTTCAGATCCAGTTCGTTGGGTGTGTAGTTCAGGTAGTCTTCCAAGAGCTTGGCAATAATGCCACGCCGCTCTTGAGCGAACATCTGCTGCTGCATGCCCTGCTGGTACTGCTGCATCCCGGGATCGGGCATCATCACCGGCTGGCCGTCCGGCCCCATCACAGGGCCGTCAGGCCCCATCTGGGGAACCGGCGGCTGTGGAAAAATACCAAGCAAATGCGGCGGGACAACAGGGTACTGCTTGGCGTTCACCGCCCGGGTGGGGTTGCGGTGGTGGATGACCGAACTGAACAGACGCACGGCTTCCCACACCCGGTTGACGCAAATGCGCATCGCCGGCGCATCGATGCCCTTGTTGTAGGACCGGCTGGTTTCCGGACCCCACATCGCCTCCGGGTCAGAGGCATAGAACCCCATGGCCTCCTTGGCGTCATCCGCAAAAGGCTTTTTGTGTTTTTCGCCCTGTTTCACGCACTCCAGCCAGCGTTTGGCAATTGGAGCGAGTGGGTTTTGTTCGGCCATGAAGTCCTCTTAGGTAAATGCCCTACTTGGCCTTCTTGGCCTCCAGGGCTTCCAGGCGCTTCTCCGCCAGGGCCAACTTCTCCTGGAGGGCGATCAGCTTGCTGGGCCGGGGTGCCCAGAAGCCGTACTCCTTCCAGGCAGGGAACTCGTTGACACCGGGATCGTCTACATGGTGGACCGAAAACCGCTCCACGCCGCCGTAGCTGGGGGTAATGACCCACAGCGTCAGGGTGCGGCTGGAGATTTCGGTGACGAGGGCCAGTGACGGCGGGGCGCCCTCATGGCGGTAGTAGAAGACTTTGTCGCCCAGTTCGGCGGTCGGCATCTGGAAAGCGCTCATCGTAATGCTCCTTTGGGGGCAAGGTAGGTAACTCCGTCATCGTCTTTGCGCAGGCGCTTTTCACGCTCTGCCAAGTACTTCACCCACCATGGCTCCGGGCCAGGGCGGCGAGGTGGTTTGTGGTATCGGGGCTCATGGGCCGCAAGGTATTCCAACGTCTGCACGGCATGGACCTCACCCCGCGTCTGCGGTTCGTCGGTCACGTAGACCTGTCCGTTTACGGTGGTGGTTTTCTTGCGGTAGCGTTTTATTTCTCTGAGGAGGTTGGGGCAGGCTCCGTCCAAAATCTTCAGCTTAGTTGTCCCGTCGCCCCGCACATGCAGCATCTGGCGTACCAATGCCGTTCTGGCGGGGATGTCGTCGGACCCTGGGATGAAGCTGCTGCCGCCGATGGAGAACCTGTAGCCACGCTTCTTCAGTTCCTCCGAATACAGCTCATGGGGCAATCGTCCCGATCCGAGATCGCGGAGCGTGCCGCCGTGCATGTCCATGATCGCGGCGTAGATCGATTGCTCCTGTACCTTCCCGTAGAACCGCTCGCCCCAAATCATGGCGTTGCACTGCCGGAGATACAGTTCGTCGTAGATGAGAATAAACCGTTCGTCCGGCGGAACTGCTGCGAACAGTGTCGCCATGACTACGTGGCCGGGGTCAATCGCGGCGTAGCGGGTCCAGTCTGCAGGCACCTGACCGTCCGGCAATTCCTCCCGGCGCAGGATGTGAACTGCGGGATTGAACGTCGGGTACATGAGCGTGGATTCGGTGGTGAACTCACCCTCCGCACGCATCTTCAATTCCTCTTGCCCCAAGGCAGACCAGCGTTCGATGTTCTTCCGTTTCTCTTCGTCATCAATGAACTGGTTGTCCAGGAACCGGAACGTGAACTTTTGGATGAGGGGCTTGGGGTTGTTTGTTTCAATCTCCTTGTCGGCACGTTCGCACAATCCCAGAAGTGCATCATTCCGCGAATGTGGCATGGCCGCCCACACAAATCGGCCTTTGCGATCCGCGAGGCGAGCCTGACATTCGCCCACCCACCGCTCGTTGTTTAAGTCTTCGTCCAGCCAAATAAGATCGGCCTGATAGCCTTGCGGGGGCTCTCCCTCTGACGAGAAGCACCAGATCGTCCAGCCGTTCGTCAGCTCCACTTTGTTTAAATAGCCGGCGTTCTTCAGCACCCAAGACATGTCTTTGATGAGCCTGGGCGGGATGAGGGGCGGCGCAGGCTTGGACTTCGACTTGTCATCGCCCTGCCTGATGCTCCTCCACTCGCCTGTCTCCTCGTCTTTGATGATCCGGAACGCGCCGGCCTTAAAGAGGATCGGGTAGATCACAAGACCGATGTGGGGCCAGTTCCGGCCGACTATCGCAATGTTCCCGCCTTCCAGCGGATACTTGCCGTAGGGGTCTTGGCCGGTCGCTGCGCGGGCCGCCTCCACCGCCACAGCCAATGACTTGCCGCCACGGTTACCACCCAAGACGATCCGTTCACTGACCATCGACTTGTGGAACTCTTCTTGGTGGGGCATGGGTCTGTACAGGCGGAGGGCCTCCAGCCGGCGGGAGGCCAGTTCGGCCTGCACCTCCCGCATCTGCTGGATCTGGTGTTGCGTGACTACGGGCGCGTCAGGCTGTGGAATCGGGGCGCTGAGCTTGGGATGCTTTTTCATTGCGCTGGCACATCGTTAGGTGATGCCACTCCGCGCACCAGTGACTTTTGTCCGTCAGCGGATTCTCCCACTTGCCGTTCCGCGACTGCGGCGGGAATCTCCGGCATTCCCCCACCAACGCCTCCGGCTTGTAGGTTGTCCACCACCGGCATATCTCGCACGTTTGCATGATCTTCCAGCCTTGCGGGCTGTCCGTTGACTTTGATACTCATGGCGGCGGCGAGAACGTCCCGCCGGTACTGCGCTTCCAGCTCTTCTTCAGTCATCAACTCCAGCGGCTTCTTGGCTCCGCCCATGGCGGTGTTGGCGGTGATGAGTTTGAGGATGGAGTCCAGTTGCTTGGTTCGGAACGCACCCCCGGCCGGGGCGTCGTAGTACTGCTTCATAAACGCGGTGATGAAGCCTTCGACACCGCCGAAGTATTTCATCGCCACTTCCAGCAGTTCCGCTGAGTGGGGGATGTTCGTCCCGCCAACCCGCGACACGGCGATGAACGTGTCTACTGCCCCGCGTTCGATCTCCGCCAACTTCTTCTGCGAGCGGATGACGCGGCCGTCCTTCTGCTTTTTGTTGCGGCACTTCCTGCACCGCGAATGAAACTCTCCCTTACTAACGTGCCAGTACTGCTTGGTGAGCGGGTAGGACTTCCCGCAGTGCGTGCAAGACTTAGCTTCCGCCACGGACGGTGAACTTTGGCTTCAGGTCAACGAGCGACACCGTGTGGTCGTAGTTCGCTTCCCAGCAGTCCTTCAACTTCTTGGAGATGTGCTTGGCTTCGATGAACTGCGGCTTGCCGACACACTTCGGCTTCCAATGCCCAGCCCAGGCGTCCCAATTGCAGAACACTGGGTTGTACCCCAGCTTTTCCGTGCCGGCGAGCGACAAGTCGCGGGTCATAGTGACATCTTCGGTCGATGCCTTCTCCGCCTGATACTTGTTGGGGAATTCGTAATAGAACCACGGCTTGTCTTCTTCCGTCTTCGGCTCCGTGACCTCAAAGGCCCGCATGTCGTACATGATCAGGCCAGTCGGCAAGGCAGCGCATGGCTGGATGCCGGCCATCTTCACGGCCTGGGTGCGTTCGTACATCTTCAGTTGGAAGTCCGGGTTCGGGTGGCCGGTCTGCATGTCGCGCCACTCAAACACGTACACACACTCCATCGGCGGCGGCCCGCAATACGGCGCGCCGATGACCACCGGGCCCTTGTCGTAGTGGTCGTACAAGAAGTCGAACGACGAGGGGAAAAACTTCTTGGAACCCTCCAGGTCGGGCTTCATGTCGGAATCGATCATCACCAGGACATCCAGCCCAAACTCTCTGGCCTGGAGGACGGCCCGGTTGCGGGTCATGGTGATCGGCGTATCCGCGAGATTCCAGATGCGGATGTTTTCAATCCGTGGATCGCGGGACGCTTCTGCTACAAGCGGAACCATCCACTCGCGGATGTCCGGGACTTCAGAGGAGATTCCGCCGTTGCCGCCGTACGAAAACGTAACCAGACCGACGTTCAGCTTGCGCTGTTGCATGTGTCACCTCGGGGGAGGGTGATAGTATACTGAACTTGCGTACAGCCGTCAACTAATAACGCGGGTACGCACGGCCGGTCCTGCCAATCGACGCGGACGAAGGACGGACGCCGCCGAAGCCGCCTCTTGGCCCCACGGGCGGCGCAGTCCCCATGCCTGGAGTGCCGGCAGGGTACGACTGCGGCCGCGGGCCGTTGGGGCCAATTGGCGAGCCACTGGGAGGCCGATCCGGAGGGGATGGCCTCCACTTGGGCGGCCTCACCGTGCCGAAGCCGGTTTCCCCCGGAATCTTTCCCGGCGGCCTCCACATGAACTCCCCTCGCGGGCCAGTAAACGGCACCATGCCGGCAAGGCCGCCGGGTCGGCTATATGTCGGCGGAGGGGGAGGGGCGCGACGTTGCCCGGGCGGCAGTCGCTTTCCAACGTACCCCCCAGTCCCCTGCAAGTCTGCGTCGTAGCTGAACTCGTCGTACTGCGGAGCTATGGTTGTGTTATAGTGGTTCAGCATCGCGTTTTGGATGTCGGCTGTGCGCGTCCCAGTTCCGTTGAACTGGCTATGCGCCCAGTAGCTGCCGGCTTTTCCTTGCTTCCACGCATTGTATCCGGCAGCAAGCTCGCTGTCGTAGACGGCGCGCATCGCCTCTTCGGGCGTGGCGTAACCTGTCGGCGTGTAAATCCGCATGCGTTGTGTCTCCTGTGCGATCTCTAGTGTACAGCCGTCAACTGTTGTCTGGGGTGTCTATCTAATTAGTGTCCCTAGAACACGTAGCCTTGCGCAGCCATGTTGCGCATCCAGTCAGTTTCTTGGAATCCGGGTGAGCCGGGCCCCATGCCGGCGCGCCAGCGGCTCACGGGCGAGATCGCCGTGGGGTCGTATCTGCTTGGCGGGGCCTGCTGGCCGATTTGCGAGAGAGGGTCGGGGCGAAAGTAGCCCTCACTGTTCGCCCATTGCGCCATGGCTTGGTCTTGGTATTCCTGCGACGTGCCGGGGGCAAACGACATCGTCCCCGCAAAGGGCCTGCCCTCTGCGTTGTAGAACATCATCTGGTTGCGCGGGCGGCCACTGGCGTCTAGAGGCTGCGGCGGGGGTGAAGGTACAGGAGGCTGCGGCGGTCGCGCGGGTGCCTGTGGATTGCCTTGTCCGGCCATCCACCTGTCACGCGGCTGGTAGCCGGGGAGCGTAGCCAGCCATTCTTGGTACGGGTCGTACAGCGATGGCGGGGCCTGCTGGCCGATCTGCGTCAGGGGGTCGCTCGTCTCATCGAAGTAGCGGGTGAATGGGTTGTAGAACCCGCTTTGAATGGCGTCGTTGGCACGGCCCAGCATGGCCTGGAAATCGAATTGCGGCGCGCCGAGATCCTGGCCAAAGATGTTCGCCATCTGGTATGGCAGCGTGGCTTGGTTCATCTGCTGAACCATCGCGTCCCGCTGGAGTTGCGCCTGCCGCAATCCCGTCACCAGATCCCCGCCGAAATACTGGCCAGTTGGCGTATAGACGCCGGGCTTCATGTCCGAAAACGGCGAGTGATACACGTTCATGTCCAGCGCGCCGGGGATTGGCGGGAACGACGCTGGTCCGTACCCAGGCCATTGGGAGGACTGTTGCGATTGCTGCGGCGCTGCGGTCTGCGGACGGTTGAATGGCGCGCCCTGCGGGAGCGGAGGCGGTGGGGCAGGGGCGGGGGCCTGCTGCTGCTGCTGGACAGGAGTCGGCTGGTAATACCGCATCTCAATCGGCTCGCCAGTCCGCTGCGTCCAACTGCTTGGACGTTGCTGCTGGGGCTGGAAGACCTGACGCTGGAACTGCGGCTCTTCCTGCTGGAAGCCGTCCACGTATTGCTGGGCGGCCTGGGCGTCACTCCACTGAGGAAGCTGCATTACTCGTCGCCCCGTTGCGTCGAAAGTCCGTCAGTCCCCATGCCCGTGCCCTGGAGCATGCGGAGTTTCTCCATGTCGGCGTAGTTGCCCTGGCCCCGCGTCTCGGCAATCAACTGCCGGAGGAAGTCCAGGTTTTGGATTGCTGGTTGTTCGCCCATGAGCGCGAGCAGAAGTTGTTCATCCATAAGAGAAAAGGCGGCCAGCCAGTTGCCCGGCCGGCCGCCTCCCCCGAACCCCGTGAAGGGGCATGCGTTACGAAGTGGTGGCGATCAGGCCAAGGTTAGCAAGAGCAGTCGCGAGGGCAGTCACGTTGTTGAGCGTCACGCCAGTCGGCTTGGCGGTCACGGCAGCGCCGTAAAAACCAAGGCTGCTAGTGGACGCGCCAACGGTGATGTTGGTCGCACCGACCGTCAGGGCGTTTGTGGCGCCCGTCAGGTGCTGGAGCGAATTGGCCAACTGGTTCCCGAACTGGTCGCTCGCGAGGCCGACGATCAGCGTATTGCGAAGCGTCATGGTTAGCTCCTGGCGAGTTTGACAATAGCCAACACGTTCTGACCCGTCGTTCCAGCGGAGACGGCCCGCCCGATGTAGTGGTGCTGCAAGAACGTCACCGCCGCCGTCTGGGCCTGCCCAGCCGTGGTGGAGTGCGTGCTGGCTGCGGCCGTGAGGGCCACCAGCGCCGTGTCCACCGCAGCTTCCTGGGCCGGGCCCAGTTTCACTTCGGTCGGACCTTCGACAGTCAACCAGAACACATCGTTGTTAGCCACACCGCTCGTCGGGATGAACTCATCCACAACGCCGGCCGGGAGCTTGGTGGTGTCGTTGTCGTAGCCGTCCACTTCCGTGAACGAACCCGCCTTAAACATCACCACCCGCTTGGGAAGCAGAATCACGCCGCTGGTGTTGCGGACAGCGATACAGGTCTTCACCCGGTTGCTGCGGACTACGCCCGTAACAGGATTAACGTCAGGGAACGTCTTCACGGCCCCAACCCAATTGCCGCCCTCTGTGGCCAGCGTGACCCCGAGGGTCTGACCGAGTGCGAACGGCGGATCGTCAAACAGACTCATTTCAGATCACCTCTTTCTTTAGGCAAGGGCGGCAAGTTTGAAGAAGTTGCGCGGCGTCTTAAACTTAAGGTTGCCGAGCGTTGACACAACGTAGCGATACTGTTGCGTGAGTTCGTCGTAGAACGGACCCTCGCTGACCATCAACTGATCGGTCATGCAAAGGAGTTCCATGTTCCCGATGGCGAGGCCGTAGCCCGTGTCGGCGGGAACAGAATTTTCCGACGAAACCTCAACGCCGTCGAAGTCGAACACATCCGTGAAGCCGTAGCTCCGCAGACCGTCCGTCCGGCCGACGATGACACGCTCCTTGGCGTCCAGCGTATTCAGGAAGTCGATGTACCACCTGCGGTTCAGGAGGCACATATCGATCTGATCCTGCTTCGTATCATTGCGGCGCGTCTGATGAAGCGCCTCGCGAAGCGCCTTGGTGCAGTTGGCTGCCCAAGTCGAACCGCCGAAGTAGGTGCTGGTCACGTTGGTGATGACCGGCGAATAGAAATCGAACTCTGGATCGGCTTCGCCGTTGGGCCACACGCCCGTCTTCTGCGAGCCGCCGTACGCACCCAACGCGGTCGAAAGACCGGCATAGGTGTCGGACGGAGAGCCGAACGGATCGGCAGCGTTGGCCGTACGCTGGGCACCCGTGGACACGTTGAGCGTGCCGTTGTTGCCCATGAACGACTCAATGCCATGGAACCGCAGCTCGTTCCCGTTGGCCGTTCCATCGACCGCCCACTCCTTGGCAAGGTACTGCTCCATGCTGGTGATGAGCCGCGAAGCCATGCGGCCGGCGACGTTCACAAGAGCCTGAGCGCTGCGATTTTCCAGCATCTCTTTCTTGTAGATCGCGTCGGTCGCTTGCGCGCCACGAAATTCCAGCTCTGCGTTCTTCCAGAGGTTCTGGCGAGCGAACGAGCGAGGAGTCTCACCGTTGTTGCCGGTTGGCGTATGGTTGCGGTATTGGATTTCCCACTGAAATCCCCGGCCGCTCATGTTGGTGCGGATGTTGCCAGAACCTTCCAAAGCCGCGAAGACTTTGTACTTGCGGAGGGAAGCGATTTCCTCTTCCCGCAGGAACGTCTGGATGGTTGTGGCAATAGACCTTGCCCAATCAGTTGACGACGATGCCATTAGATCACTCCATCAGTAACGAGTTGGCCTTTCAGCCGATCTTCAAAGCTCATCCTCTGGCGCGGTGCCCGAGGCTCTGTAGTGCCTGCAGACCTGTTGGGCGTGCGGGTGGCACGCTCGCGCAGGAACTGCATGTTCTGTTGGGCAACCGGATCGACCGGCTGCGGTGCGTACTCAGGCTGCGGCGCGTAGTCCATGGGCTGCGGATACGCGGCCTGCGGCGGAGCGGCGAACTGCGACTGCATCTGCTGGTAGCGCAGATTCAGAAGGTCGCGCTGCAGCATTCCAGTGGCGTACTGCCAGCGGGCCTTGGGGTCGGCTATGCCGATTTGAGAAGCCTGCTGGATGTACGCCTGGATCGCCTGACCTTCGCGGGAGACTTGGCCGTTCTGGTCATACAGCCAGTCGGCGTTCTGCCGCTCCAGGTCGGTTACGAAATTCTGGGCCTGATACTGGCCGAGGTGCTGCTGGACCAGTTCCTGGGCCTTCTGCATCGCGACCTGTTCAACGAACGGCTTCAGCGTGGACTCCGGATCGGTGACCAGCTTCCGCGCGAACTGCGCGGTGTAGTCCTGGTACTTCCGGAGAGCCTGCTGGGCCTCAAACGGGGCGTTGGGGTCGATGACCTCTTTGCCCGTCTGGGGGTCGCGGATGATGTAGTTCTTGTAGGTGTCTTCGACCGAGGGCGGGTTCCACCACTTCGGCTGCTCTGCCGGCTTGGGCTTGCTGGCCTCCTGCTGGGCGGCGAGCCACTGCTGGTACTTCTCGCGGTTGGCCACGTATTCCGTGGTGTGCGGAATCAGCGACTGGTACTGCTGAAGCTGGCGCTGTGTTTCGCCGTAACCATTGAACGCCCGGTACAGGTTCTGGGCGATGGCGAGATCGTCCTGGCCCTGGAACTCCGGGAGATGGCGGAAGGCTTCGTAGGGGGACGCAAAGCTCTCGCTCTGCGGAGTCGGCGCAGACTGCGGGGCGGAATCAACGGGAGCCGAAACGGTGTCTTCGGCAACGGATTCGTTCTGGATTACTTCGTCGGACATTTATTTCACCTTCGGGGGGAGGAGGTTCCTCTGGTGAATAAGTGTCCAGTTCAGCCGGAACGCGAACCGATTTATTGGGCTTCGACCTCCGCCTCCGTCTCAATCCACACCCGGGCGCCACATGAGAGCGGGCTGTCCGGTTCGTATCGCACCACGCAGGGACCGTTGATCTTCACGGAGTGGGCGTATTGGTTGGACTTGTACGTCTTTACCGTGAGGACGGGGTCGCGCTCCCCGGTCTTGTTGTTCTTTTTGATTACGTGCTGGTTAACGTGGATGATGTGCTTCATGTGTACCAGTGTACACTATTCGTCACTCAATAGCCCATAGGCTATGCCGCCACCCATGACTCCCCCTGCGCCCATCAGTCCTCCGACGATCTCTGGGTTCTCTTGGAGTGCCTTTCGGAGAACGACTTGCGGGGATTCTGCGGCGAGCCTTGCCAAGAGTTTGTCGGGGAGGATTCCAGGTCGCAGACCCATGGGGAGCATGGAGGCGATCTCTGGATTTGTTCTTGCCTGATCCAGGTAGGCTTCGGCCATGGCCTGACGGCGCATTGCGCGGAGTGCTTCAGGATCCACGGGCCACTCTTGCGGCTCATGGTATTGCAGTCGATGACCTACTTTGCGGGCCCAGCCGGGAGACTCTGACATCGTCTCCTGCATGGCATCCCACCGCGTCTTGTTGGGTGGAAGAGATACACGGCCTTGGTCGTAGCCGTAGTTCTCTTCGCCGCGCATCTGCTGCCGGATCATCTCCAAGGGACTGTCGTCCACCGGGATGTTCCTGCGGGCCATCATCATGGCTTCCATGGCAGTCTCTGGGTCTGCGCGGGGGAGGTTCTTGGCGATGTCCTCCGCGATCCATGGGAGTTGGCCGGTGAAGTCTGCGACGTAGCGGGTTGGGTTAGGCATTAGCGCAACTCCTCATTCAGGCGGCGAGCGGTTTCTTCGGCTTTTGCTCGCATGGCTTCGCTGATCCCCATGAATGCTCCTGGTAATGCAGTCTCGCCAAGCATGTGACCGCCGGCCGCAAGTCTGCGTCCTTGCAGAAGAGCGCGGATTGCATGCGGGCCTTCACTGAGAGGGTCAGTAACTGCATCGATTGCCATTGCAGCGACCTTGCCCCCCAGGCCGTCGCCAAAGATTGGGAACGCCATATCACCGCCATCGGTCATTCCGCGACGGGCGGTCATCTCATAGGGCAATGAGGACATGGCCATCGACGCTCGCGGGCGATCCAGGGCGTCGATAGCGAATGTCAGATCCCCCACAGGGCGATCCTCTTCCGCCTTGCGCTCCGCCTCCCACGCATACTGCATCGGATCCTTCTCGCCAGACAGCGCCCTGGGAAGCCCCAGAAGCAGGCGGTTGGCAGAATCCGATAGGTCGTCAGCAGCCTTCTCGTCTCCGCCAAGCATCCGGCCGGCATTCATGTTGGTGGATGCGAAAGCCTGCATGTAGTCAGTTCCTGCGCGAAGTGGCTGACCGAATGCCAAGACGCCGCGATTCCAGTAGGGTGACTTCAGGGACTTCTGCTTGCCGACCGCTTCTTCCAGGAAGGGGATACCGGATCGCCCCATGCCTTCAGTGAATACGTGAGCGGACTGATCTCCGGTGACTCGCATGTAGCGGTCGTTGCGGGACTTCATATCCTCCACGCCGTCCAGGAACTTTCCTCTCCGCATGTCCTGCTGGTAGTGCGGTTGGGTTTTGACCTGATACGCCAGAATGCCGGGATGATTGACTGCAAGAGACACCATGCCGGGCATCTCATAGTCGGTGTCTTTGGCGTCCCGGAGGAGTTGGCGGATCTCGTCCGCAATCTGGTCAGGGCCCATCAGCGCTCACCATGACCAGTTGCATGACCAATAACCCGGCTTCAGCTTGTCGGTCTTCTCGGAGCAGTTGTGGCGGGCTTTGAAGTTTTCTCTTCGGCCCTCGTCTCCATGACCGCCCCCGGAGCCGTCCTTGTAGTGTTCCATGGACGCATCCCCGAAACGGACCAGTCGCTCCTCGTCACCGACCTTGGCGCGGACGACGAACTTCTTGCCGCCCTGGACATCCCTGACGGGACGATTCGGAATCAGCTTCCGGATCTTGTCACCCTCGCTGTCCACTCAACTTCCTCCACTGCTTGGGATCTGGGTAGTCCTTGTCACCCGGCTTGGCGGGAGCTTCGCCGCGTTCACGCTTGGCGTGGACGTTGGCCCACAGACCCTTGCGGAGTTTGCGGATCTTGTCGCCTTCAGGGTCCATCGTCCCAGTCGTCGTCAAAGAGAAAGTCGAACATCGTTACCTCCGTGCTGCATCGATGCGGGCCAGGAGAGCATCCAACTCCATGCGCTTCAGTTCCTTCTCATGCTCCATGCGGCGTAGTTCTCGGAGTTGGGCGACACGGGAGTCGTTCTCGTCCTGGTGCGCAGACATGGTCTGGGAGATCATGTCGCCAAGGGCCTTGCCCTGTTGTGCAGAGCCCATCGCAGCGTGGTAAGCGCCTGAGGCGCCGTGGTTCATCATGGAATTTCCTGTTGCAAAGGTTTGTGTACGGCGGGCGTCCTGCTGGGCCTGGGCGCGTTCTTGGATCTGCCGCTGTCGGGCGGCGAGTTGCTGGGCTTGGGCCTCCGGTGAAGTGGCGCGACCAAGGTTGGCCCCACCGCGCTTGCGCATCTCCTCCAAGAGATCGAAGCCTTGGACATCCGCCAGATCCGCCTCGCCCAGTAAGTCAAAGGCCATGTGGTTCTCCTAAGAGATCACTGTCCCTTTTTGCGGGCATTGCGAATGGCCTGCCGGACAAGAATCTTGGCAGCCATGCGGACGAAGGGGAGTTTCCTTTTCGTCGCCTCTTCCTGGAGCCAGTCGCAGATCGTCTCCAGGTTCTTCTCGCACCACCCGGGTTCCTCTAACTCATTGGCATCCATGAGCTTGGCGCGGGTGTTACATGAACAACTGGGAGAGGCGACGATACCGACTTTCTTCAGGAGGGCCTTCAATTCCGTGCCTGGACCGTGACCGACTTCTTCGACTTTGGGGGGGCGGGGCTTGGGGGGGGCGGTTTCAAATCCCGGTTTGGACTCTCGCGGATACGCCGGGTGCGTTTCATCGACTGTAATCCTGTTGCCATCACGCCGGACAACACACGGCATAACTTCTGCCAGCGTGTAGCCGCGCTCTTTGCATCTGTCGGCCAAGTTTTGGAGGCGTGTGGTAATCATGGCAGTGGGTTTACTCGCGGGCAGTCACACGGAGTTGCCGCGCAGAACTGACTGGCGTCAATGCAGCACCACCAATTAGTTTCCGGGCAACACCCGGTAGGACAGCATGTCTCGTCAGGCTGGCATGGGCTCGGATCGCCGCAATCTCCGCCGGGTGTGGCTATGGCTACCAGTTCCGATTGTGGGACGCATTGCCCACCGCAGCAGTATTCGCCCTCGCCGCAGTCTCCAGCGCCCTCGCACCCATCGCACGGGCTATCCTGGCACGCACCATCACAGCAGTGCTTGTCCAGTTTTTCGCAGCAGCAGTTGCAGCAGGCCATGACGATTCCTTCTAACAGGCAAGTGTCCGCTGGGCTGGAAACTAGGGGCGGAGGGCGAGTTGTCCAAAACGGCACGCGGTTGCGGCGTGACGAAACCGGCGGGAAACGCGGGAGAAAAAGCTGACGCCCGAAGGGGACAAAAAATCCCGGGGTGGGTATGACAAGAATACGCTGACGCGCCGGGGGGGGATGGGGGAGGGGTCGTGCGTGCCGATAGGCTTCCCAGCCATGCCGCAACCCCCTACGCTGCAACGGGTTACGCTTTCGGCTAGGCAAGCAATTCCAAATGCAACACAATTGCAAGATCAATTCTCCAGTTTTTTGACTCCGGAGAAATTTCGATGCATCGTCCCCCCTCCCGTTCATTTGTACCCTACTGTCCACACGTACACTCTCCGCCCGGCGCATGAAAAACCCCGCCCCCCGATTAGAGGGGCGGGGCTATAGTGTACGCTTGTGAAGTGTACGCTAGTCTACTTCCCCGCGTAGTATTCCGCCAACTCCGCCCGGTACGCTTCCGGGTTGGGATGGATAGTGGTGAGCATGGATCGCTCCCCACTATCCCGGCCGCGTACCATCGGCCCGGGCGCGGCCGGAGTGTATCGGCGGCGGGGTTGCGGCTTCCCGTCCGTTACAATGCACGCGGGGTACTCCTGCGCCTTGCCAAACCGACGATCCATCCGCCAACCCGTTTCCACCTCCGCCATCTCTTCCAACTCTTCCCCCCTACGTTCCACCCACTGGCGCAGGATCGTCATGGTGGGTACCATTTTTCCGTCCGTCCGTGGCCTACCTTCCCCTCCCGCCACTGCGACAGTATCGCCCGGGGCGTCGTCATGCTCCCCCATGAGCGCGGCCCTGTCTTCCGTCGCGTTAAAACTGGCTGCGACAATCCGCGACGGGTTGGGGGTTCCGGCATTCAATGCCCGATTGTAGGGGTACCACTTGCGGCTATCCCGGCGGCGGGGTTGGTCGCCTACTTGCGGCAGAATGTAGTACGCTCGCCGCATATAAGCGGCTGCGCCCATTACTGCCCGCGTAGGCTCGTCGGCTGTTATTTTCGCCTTGCCATAGTCGCGATCCAAAAACACCGAGAGCGTATCCTGCGCGGCCTGTTCTAGCCTCGCCTCGCGCAAGTCTCGCGGCAATCCATCCCCAACCCCCGCCCGGGCTGCTTTGTACTTCCACCATGCCATACAATCGCGGAACCGGCCCGGGTCTGCCAGATAGTCCCGTGGATTGAATACCGTCCCCGGCGCGGGGTTGGTAACAATCAGACCGAACAAACGATGCCGGATACCGGCGAGATGCTTTTTCGTTGCCATTGTCCCATACTCCTCTAATGGTTTGACGGGTTTCAGCCCGTCGCGTTGTAGTCTAGTTGTCTTTTCGTCCAGTGTCAATAGCCCACTGAAAAATATTTTTGGCGTTTGTACCTTCCCGCCATATATGTTGCCAATTCAATCCGGCCCGGTTCAATCCGGCCGGGATGGATTTTTCGGCATGGATCGTCGCCACAGGCTTGGCGTGTGATGTGTCATGCGGTCAGGATATTTTTCCTGCCCGTGTGTACCTTCCCGCCAGTTATGTTGCGACGATTTTCTGACAGGAGGAAACGTATTACTCCTGCGCATGCGGGCAGCCAATGGAGGTTCCATGTCGAAAGTGGATCACTCCCTAGTGGTGATGGCAGCCTTGGCTGAACCCTTGGCCAAACTTCGGGCGGCTGGCAATGTTGCTGTGCCGTCTGATGAATTGGCCGTTCGGGCAGTCTCAGGGTGTCTCAACACTAGGACGGGCGGCTGGCGGGCTTCTAAGCCCTCTGACGATGCCGCTGGATTGTTGTGGTCGCTGGTGAAGTTTCACCGCTCTGGGGGCAGCCTGTATGGCTGGCCGTGGTTTGCGGATGAAACGCTCCGCGATCAGTTAGACACGCTGGCCATTGTGCTGTGCGGCGGCTCGCGGGCCGCTAATGCATGGCAGCGTGCGCTCAGTTAACGGGATTCGATCCCGGGCAGTGGCAGCCCTTATGGGTTATTCCGTGTCGCTGTCCGGGTTCGGTTGCCGTTTCTACGGTGTCCGAATAGCCCGCCATGGGCTGACTGTGGTGCTGGGGCTGCATGCGGCCTAAAAGCAACACGCAACAACCGCCTGCATCGGCGTGGGCATGTCAACAGCGGCATGCACTAATCCGATCTCAAAGGCCGGCAAATGGTGAGGTTTGCCGGGTTGCGTGATCGGCCACAGCATGGCGGGCTATTCGGCTGCCGTTCGGTAGCCATTCATGGAGGTGCGTATGGTCACAAGATCACGCACCGTCCGTCCGCTCGGTGTCATTCTGCACCGGGGCCGGTCTGACTTTGACGGCTCCCCGTATGTGGTGATCATGCCACTCGGGAAGTCTGGCAATGTTAAGACCGGCGGTATGCTCCAGACCTACATCATTAGGTCGCATGTGCATCCCGTACAGGCGGTGCGTACAGGTGGCGATTCGGCCATCTGCGGTGCGGGTGATACTGCCTGCCCGCTGCAAGGAGTTTTCGTCCGCAAGCGCGGCAAGCGAAAGTTCCGTGCGTGTTATGTCAACGTAGGCCAGGGCCCTGCCATGGTCTACAGTGCGTTCAGGCGTGGTCGATACGTGGAGTATTCCGCCATTGACCATGACCAGTTCATTCGGGGTCGCAAGATCCGGTTCGGTACATACGGCGAGCCGGTGCTGATCCCCCTGGAGCTTATGCACCATCTGGCCAGTATTTCCGCTGGCTGGACGGGGTATACTCACCAGTGGTCAAAGGTACAGTATTCGGGCTATCGGCAGTATCTCATGGCATCCGTCCATGGTCTTACTGGCCCGTGGTCCCGTGAGCATGCCAAGCATCTAGGCTGGCGTACCTTCCGCACCATGCGTGGAGGCGAGCCTGCTGACAGTGAGATTCTGTGCCCTGCCTCCCTAGAGGCTGGCAAGCGGCTCACTTGTGAGCAGTGCCGTCTATGCGACGGTGCTGGTACTCGCAAGGCGGGCCTGTCGTTAGTGGACGTTTACATTCCCGGGCATGGTGGCAAGGCGATTATGTCTGCCATTGCACATCTGCCCATCCTTCAGGCGTGAGGTGTGACATGGCCGAATGGGGCGAGGTTGAAGGCAAGCCGATCTGGTTCCACAAGGGAGGGTGTTACGAAACACGGTTCCTTGTGATGGATGACGGTTCCGTGAGCATTCGCGTGGATGCCGGAACGCACGGCGTGATCGGGCAGCAGACAGGCATCGGGGTGCGTCTAGTTCCTGAGTCTCTGCCGAGCCTGACGCAATTCTTGGCGAAACACTGCCATCAGGAGGTTTGACATGCGTTGGAATGCTGATGCCTTGCGTGAAATGCCAACCCTTCGCACCGGGCAGTGTTGTAGCTGCAAGGTGGACACCGGCAACGTGCGGGTGTGGGTGTGCCGCGTGGCTGGCGGCGTAACGGTCGAACAATATCAACCGGACACGGGGCGATGGGAAACCGTGGCGGGTGGATGCAATGGGGAGGTTGACGATGAGATTCTTGGTTGAAATCGACTGCGACAACGCAGCCTTTGAGGATGACCCTGCCTGTGAGGTGGCGAACATCCTGCGGAAGGTCGTGCGGGCCGTGGAAAAGGACGGCAGCCAGGAAGGCCGGCTCGCTGATTCAAACGGCAATACCTGTGGCTTTTACAAGTACGAGGAGTGACATGGGCGAGCCTGCAACATGGACTGCCTCCAACGGTAACGTCTGGCGGTTCATTCGCACGGAGCAAACAGTTGGTGTGGAGGGATTCAGCCCCGAGCATCAGCGGAAAATGGTGTACGTGGACCGCATATGCAGGGTGACGCGGCCAGACGGCACGTTTTATTACGACTATGAGATGATCGATTGCAGAATCTTTCACGGGGAGGTGTGACATGGTGGCAATCACCAGCAAGTATCACGGGCCGACGAATACACGCGGCTCATGTGTTCGGGCTACGGCCAACGGCCATATGGTCACAGTGCCATGGGCTAGCGAGCTAGACAGCGAAGCCAACCATCGGGAGGCGTGCAAGCGGCTCTGCGAAAAGCTGGGCTGGGATGCGGATCGGTTCTTCGGTGGTGCGATGGACGATGGGAGATGGGCATGGGTGCCCGTCTTCCCGTACGAATGGGAGCAGCGACAAAAGGAGGCGACACATGCCAACAGTTGAACAGTCGGTACACATGACCACGGTATCGAAGGAGGTGGCCGAAGCGTACGCGGATTGCTGGGACTATCACCCAAAAGTATCCGCACCATACATTGATGTCCCTGCCTGGGAGGCGATGGAACAGCGGCGAAATCTGGAGTTCTTCGCGTCCCGCTGGCTGCCGCGGGATGACGCTCAGTGGATCATGGAACAGTGGGTGAAGGGCTACAACGACTTTGCCCCGAGCGTGATCGGCCGGCTCCCCGAGGAGGCGCTGATTCGCATAGCCCGAGAGGGCAGCGTCTGCCTGTATGTGAAGTTGCCATATGGGTGCAAGGCGAAACTTCCGACTGCCAAGCGGGTGCTGGCGGATGAGCGAGACGAGGTGTTCCTGCAATCGTCTCGGTGTGTTCGGTACTGGTGGGACTAAGGAGGTGCGGAATGCAATGCCCCGTCTGTGACTGTTGCGAGGTGTCGTTTGCCGGTGTTCTCGGTGACGTAGGTCATGCGAGATGCCGGGATTGTGGGATTGTTTACACGTTTGACCCGTCATTGGAGGACGAGTGCTATGTGGGCAGTACGGACACGGAAGAGGATCATTGCGACGTTTGATAACCGATGGGAGGCGGAAGAATGGATGCGGACTTGGCGTTCGCTCCATGGACATAAGTGTTACCTAGTGCGTACGGAGAATTGAGATGAGCCGAGAGTACAACATTCGTCATGTGGTGCGGCAGCATGCGGATGCCGATACGCGAGCCAACTCCGCAGAGTTCTCCTACACACCCTCGCAGGCGTGCTTGGTGTGGTGGGGCCTGTATCTGCTGTCCATGGAGTTGCGTAAGCCCATCCCCGGCGGATGCTGGGAAGATTACCCCGATACCATGCGTTGCTATGCGGACGCTATCGACTGGATCCGCACCGCCCAGGTGCAACTCTCGGCCCACGCTAGCAAGCACAAGTTGGAGTTGAGCAAGGCATGAAATACCGAGACGGCATGACCGAAGACGAGGAGCGCGAACCGCTGGCCGAGTGTGAACGGCTGGACCAGTGCTATGCCGATGCAGACGCAATGGCTGCCTCGGCCAGCGAATGCAGCGACGATGAGGAGTTCGATTATTTCGATCCAGTGCGTGACGGTTGGGTAGACCGCAACACTGGTCGTCCGTGAACGGAGGATGACGAATGAGCTTTCGACCGATGGTGAAGGTGGGCAATGAGTGGGCTGGCAATGGCATTCGGTTTGCCACCCGTGAAGAGGCAGAGTCTTCCGCCCGTGATCTGTACGGACGGTGGACGCTGTGTGTGGATCACCGGGCAGATGAGTCCGATGATCCGGTAAACTGTGAGTGGGATCCGTCCCGTGGCAATGTGCATTTGGAGGTGGTCAATGCCTAACACCAATGTCAGTCAGAGCCACTTCGCCAAGGCTGCTGCCGGCAAGGCGGCGACGTTTTGCGAAGAGGCCAAGAGCGAGGCAAGCCTAGCCGTTATTGCCCGCATGGTACTGGAGGAGTTCGACACGGCCCCCAAGTCACAGGAGTACCTTGCATTGGCGGCTGCGTTCCGCAAGTCGCATGGCAAGAAAGACTGGGCGATAGTGGACGACATTGTCCGTGAGTTCAAATGGTTTCGGAGGTGACGACATGACATCCGGTGACCTCGCCAAGATGGCCCGTGCCGCAGCCGTCATTCGGTCTGTGGTCGGCCAGGACTTTGAGTGCCACACCCGGGAGGAATGGGACGGTGAGTACGGCAAGGGTGCCTTGCTCATCCTGGAACACTACCTTGGCGATCCGCTCTGGCCCTATGTGAACTACGACGGCGGGCAATACGACAAGATCGAACAGTTGTCCGATGCGTTGTCGGCTGCGGGGTTCTGGGTTGAAGACTGCACCGGGTGGTACTCCGGCGTGTATGAGAAGGAGGTGGTGTGATGCAAAACTTTATTGTCGTTGATGCGACCGACCGCATCTGTTCGTACTGTTCTGATCGGGACCATGCGGAGCGCATTGCTGATCGGGAAGCCGCAACGCAGAGGATGGACATGTTTGTTTACGCGGTCACTGAGTTGTCCGCGCATAAGCACGAGGAGGCCAGCGATGCCAACCATTGATTGGACTGCTGACCAAGGCGAGGAGGTTCGGCAGTTGATTCTGGACCGCATCGAATACCTCACCGAGAGCGAGGGGCGTGCTGTCCGCAGGAATGATACTTCCGATCTGCAATTTATTCGCAGGATGTTGGAAGACATGCGTGTGGTTCTAAAAGACCTGGAGGCTGCATATGCCAACGATTGAACTAACCAAGGCAGAACTCAAAGAAGCCTGGGGTTGCCTGACTGTTGAGCAGGAGAACGTGACCGAGATGTTGCGGCGATACCCCAAGGGCGACCGGGACCATGACTCATACGCCAAGGCGGCTCGCCTATTGGATTCCATCCTTTACAAGATTGCGGAGGCCAAGCATGCCAACCATTGAGCTGACCGACGAGCAGGCCGAGGAGTTGAAGGACTTGTTGGACAGGGAGATATGCGAACTAAAGGCGGGGTTCGATGACAGCGAGTTCTTTGATGAGCATCGACACCGCTACGAGGTGCTGCGGGAAACCTTGGAACTACTGGAGATTGCGTGATGCTCCCGCTCAAAGTTTTGTCGGAAGCCGAGGCAGTGCAGGAATTGCGGGACATGATCGACGGGTTTGACATAGACGATCTGGCTCACATGTGCAGCGAACTCACCACCTACGAGGGGCTGCGTGTCGTTGTGCGGATGGGTGGTGTTGATTCGGATGCCTGGGTGGACGGTCAATGTCTGGCCGACCAGCAAGAAACATAAGGAGATTGCGTGATGACCTTTGAAGACTGGCGAGCGACACAGCATCAGGCCACGCAAGGTCTGGAGCATGACATTCTGGAAGACCACTTCGGCTACGTGCCAGACAACGTACAGTCGGTGTGGGTCTATGAGGTGGGCGTGCTGGCTGGTCTAAAGGACGGCCAGTACTACACGCACATCGGACGGTCGGAATACACGGGCACGCTGGACGATATTGAGCGTCGGCTGTGGGAAGATCACGCGAAACAGGAGGTGGGCACATGAACGCAGAGATCGCTGCCGTCTATGAGACGTACGATACCGCCCGTCTTCGGCTGACTGAACTGGCACCATGCCCCAAGTGCTGCCCGCCACGGCACCCCTGTAGTCCCGGCGAGTACATCCGCGGGTGCGACATCCTGCGATGCAAGAAGTGTGGTGGTGATGGATTCCTTATCAAATGGGAGGATGAATGATGGCACATACACCTGGGCCGTGGTGGATCGACGAGGACGGTGACTACCTGTGCATATGCGAGGGCGAAGTCAACGAGTACGGCGAGCGAGAAGAGGTCGCGACCCTCGCTTGCAATCGCCCTTCACTCCTGCTTTGCCAGCCAGCCAATGCCCGCCTCATCGCCGCTGCCCCTGAGTTGCTGGATGCGTTGCGGAAAGCTGTTGCCGCATTGGAAATCTTGGATGAGGACAGTGATGTCGCGGGGTGGCGCAACCTAGACGCCACCTATGTGGACGCCACTATTGCCGGCCTGCTCTGCCATCTGGAGCAGTGCATCGCCAAGGCGGAGGGAGTAACCATGGAGGGAACCAATGGCAAGGAGCGATCATTGG